TGTGCTTGTTGTTTTTCTTAAACAAATGGAGATTATTATTGTTCAGTTGAATGCTTTAATTTAGATATAGAATGATACTACTAGTAGATGCAGATAGTTTAATCTTTGCAGCTTGTTATAAAAAACGAGAGAACCCAGAAGATGATAAATACTATCGAGATATAGAAGAAGCACAAGCGAAGTTTGATGAGCAATTTATGAGCATAGTAAACAAGCTAGAGGATATGTACCCTATTGAAAAAGTAATAACATTCAGCGGTTCAAAGGGAAACTTTAGAAAGTTAATTACAAGCGAATACAAAGCCAATAGAAAAAAACAAGAGTTACCTCCTTTGTTAGATGAGATGCATCAATACGTAAAAGACCAATACGACAGCGTTTGGGGTTTTGGAATTGAAACTGATGATGTGGTTGCTAGATATTGGTACGAGTTATCAAACGAACTAGGACGTAACAATGTTATGATAGTAAGCATTGACAAGGATTATAAGCAGTTCCCTTGCTTGATGTACAACTACCACTACAAACACAAAGAGGTTTTAGATATAAGCGAAGATGAAGCTTTATACAACTTTTATGAGCAAATGATAATCGGAGATACAGCCGACAACGTAAACTACTTTAAAGGCAAAGGTAAAAAGTTTGCAGAAAAATACTTAGCTGATTGCGACACTAAATACCAATACACAAAAAAAATGTACGAATTATTTAAACAAGAATACAAAGGTAAAGCACGACAAAAATATGCTGAGTGCTATCACTTATTAAAACTTAGAACAAATGATTAGATTTGTATATGACCTAGATATAGTACTTGAAGCTATGGAAAACCAAGACTATGAAGATGCAAAAGCAATGATTAAAGACATACAAGAAGATTTAAGAATATTAGCATTATTATAAAATAAATAGTTAATTAATTGTTTATTAAAAATAAAATATATATATTGCACAAAATTAAAATAATAATAATTAAAACAAAAACAAAATGAAAACAACAAGAACAATTTACACAAAAAAAGATTTTAAAAATGTAATTATTCCAACGTGGCAAAGGTGGAGGAATGAAAAGAACGTTAAAGACCTTTCGGAAGCTGTTTCAGAGAACGGTCAGCTTAGGGACGTTCTTATATGTATAACTAAAGACGGAACTAAAATATTAACTGACGGAAACCATTTATATAGTGCTGTTTTTGATTACCTTAAATATAGAAAAATTAATGTTTTAGAAAAACAAGTTAAAGACAACGAAGAGGCTAGGCAGACATTTATATCTTTTAACACAAGAGGTAAATCTTTAAAGGTTATTGATTACATTGTTAGTTATGCTGGTAGTGGAAATAGAGATTATAAAAGATTTTTATTAGAGGTTATGAAAAGTCCAAACAGCTTAAAGGAGGCGGAGAATGTTTATGGAAAACTTTTTACTATTCCTGCTTTAGTTTCTATATTTTTAGGCACAACAACAGATGTTAAAAAGGGTTCTTGCAAGTTACATAAGAACCATAACAGGCTTTTAGAGGTTGTTGATTATTTAGGACAAAACTATTTATATAATGGTAGGCTTATAAAACACTTAAATAAGAATGGTAAATCTATGAAATTAAATGGGGGTAGTATTATACCTGTATTTAAAAAAATCAAAAGAAGCGAAAAGATTTTATCAATGTCAAATAAAGAAATATTAAACCTACTAATTGATTTTACATTTTATCATTATAACTCTATGGAAAATTGCTCTTTTACAAAAGATGCAATAGATAAAAGTTTTAATGCTTACTTAACAACTATATGAAAGGATATATTTATAGCGACCAGATACCTATGTTCGGACATAAAGATATTATAGGATATGGAACTAAGTATTTTCAAGTAAAGGAAATTGACAAAGATTTAGCTAAGGAAACTATAATTAAAAACCATTATAGTGGTAAAATATATAATGGAACTTATGTTAATTTAGGGGTTTTTATTAATAATGAGTTTATGGGGGTTTTACAATACGGTTACGCAATGAACCCAGCAAGTTGCGGAAGTGTTGTTACGGGTACGGAAATGAACCAATATTTAGAATTAAACAGAATGTGGTTAGATGACAAAGCTGAAAGAAATAGTGAAAGTATGGCTATAAGCTATTCAATAAAATACATTAAGGGAAAGCTTAAAACCATTAAATGGATACAAAGTTTTGCAGATGAAAGATGCGGTGGTCTAGGTATTGTTTATCAAGCTTGTAGCTTCAGATTTTACGGAGAACACATAAGCAGTTTTTGGGAGCTTGATGGAGAAACTTTTCACAACTCTATAAAAACAAGTGAAAAAGCTGGTAAGAGAGGTTATAGGCTTTTAAATGACCCAGAAAACAAAGATAGGGTCAAACACTATGAACTAAGGCAATTTAGGTATATTAAGTTTTTAGATAAATCTTGGATAAAAAAATGTACTAAAAAAGAACAACCATATTTAAAACATTATAATAACGATTAATAAAATTATGAGAGCAACTTATTTACATTACGAAAACGGCAAAGGCTATGACGTTATAGACTTTATAAAAGATTATGAGCTAAACTTTAATAGAGGAAATATAATTAAGTATATTTGCAGAAGTGGAAAAAAAGACGATGAATTAAAAGACTTAGAAAAAGCAGCAGATTATTTAAGACGTGAAATAGAATACCTAAGAGAGCAGCAGCAGCAATGGATAGAAAAAAACAAATAGAATACTATAAACAAATGGAACAAAAAGAACTAGAACACCAAGAGCAAGTGAGAGGGGTTTATGATGAACCTATAAACGAAAGACACCTAGCGTATTTAAAATGCGTGTTAATAAGTCAATTACTACTAGAAGCAAACGATGACTTAAAAGGCAGTAAAGCGTTTAAACAAAATGTAAAGCTGCAAGTAAATAAAACGTCAAAGGTACTAGAACGAATATACCAAGAGGGTTTTAATACTGTATATCACAATAACCCAGAAATGTGTACCAATGTACTAAACAAAATAGACAGCTTAATACACAAAATAAAAACCGCTAGTATTGATGAGCTAGTAATGATTGATGCACTAGTTGATAACTACTTTCAAAACAAAGAAGAATATAATAAAAACCAAACAGCAGAATTTACTAAAATAGATTAATATGTATATAAATATAGAACTAAAAAAAGCAGAAAGAAAAGACTATTTTAAATTCAGTATAAACGGAGTTAAACTAGGAGAATGGGAGCGTTCAGAATTAAGGCACTTAATAGAAACAGTAGACAATAAACTATGAATATAACAAATGAAAACTATACAATAAAGATGGAAGACATAAGCAATAAAGCAAAACAAATAGTGCAAAACGCAATAGAAAACCCACATACAGAAGAATACATAGGCTCTAATTGCTGTGGTGCTTCACAGTGGTTAGAAACAGATTTATGTAGTGAGTGTTTAGAACACGCAGAATTTAACTAAAAACAAATATGAAACTAGAAACGATAAAAGAAGCAGTAGATAAAAAATTCAATTTAGATATATCAGTAAACACAAGACAAAGGAATTACTCTTATGCTAAAAAGGTATTTAGTAAACTAGCCTACGAAAGTGGAGCTACATTTAGAGAAGTAGGTGATGTAATAAAAAAAAGTCACTGTAATATACTGCACCACGTTAATAGCATAAACGTAATAACTCTTGAAGATAAAAAGAAACACGACCAAATAATAAGAGAACTAAACCTAGTATTGTCTAAACCATTTTTTAATTCAGAACAAGACAAAATAAAAAAAGAAATAAAAAGAAAAACAACAAACAAAACTATAAAAGAAATACAAGACGTTATAGACATCTTAACAGGCTGGGATACAGAAACAGTACAAGAATTTAAACAAACACGACTAGACCCATTTAACGCATTAATAAAGACTAGAGTAAAGCGTAAGACAATTCCAGAAATAAAAGGTGCAACATTAAACAATAAAGTTAAAAACCCTGTACTATGTTAATAACCAATGAAGACAATATGGAACTGATGGCAAGGTATGAGGATAACTATTTTGACCTTGCTATTGTAGACCCTCCTTATAGAGACACAAACCAACCAACAAAAGATATGAGGGCGAATGGTTCAATGAAAAGTTTAGAGGGTAGACCGACACAGGAGTATTGGAATGAGTTATTTAGAGTAAGCAAAGAGCAAATAATATGGGGTGCAAATAATTTTGAATTACCACAATGGAAAGGTTTTGTGGCTTGGAAGAAAAAAACAATAGGTTTAAATTTTACAATGTCAATGGTAGAAATTGCAAGTTTATCGGAAAATTTAGGCACTACTTCTAAATGGATTGAAATAGCGCCGCAAAACCCTAACAGAATACATCCAACAGAAAAACCTATACAGTTATACGAATGGTTATTAATGAATTACGCAAAAGAGGGAGATAAGATTTTAGATACACATTTAGGCTCTGGTTCAATAGCAATAGCCTGTCATAATCTAGGGTATGATTTAACAGCTTGTGAACTTGACAAAGAATATTTTGATGCAGCTATTAAAAGAATAGAACAACACAAAGCACAAATAAGAATGTTCTAAAAAAATATAATTCTGTTTATATATTAATAAGTTCAGTTAACTAATTAAATACTGATTATGGATAAGAGAGTAAACAACAAAGGCACAAAAGGAAACAAAGGTGGAAGACCACCAAAGGCAGATGAGATAAAACTAATTGAACGCTTAGACGCTATAATAGACAAAGACAAAGCTATAAGTAAACTAGGAGAACTGGTAACTAAAGGCGATATGAGAGCCGTACAGCTGTATTTAAGCTATCGTTATGGCAAACCTAAGGAAAGTGTTGATATCAACTCTAGTGAGGGTTTAAACATTAATTTTAGAGATTTAATAAAGTTCGTTGATTAAAGTAAAAAAGAAATATATGCCTATTGTTGAAAACGACAGTAGGTATTTTATAGTAAGTGGTGGGCGTGGTTCTGGAAAGTCTTTTTCAGTAAACGCCTTACTTGTTATGCTTACATACGAACAAGGACATACAATACTGTTTACTCGTTACACATTAACCTCAGCTTATATCTCAATCATTCCAGAATTTATAGACAAGTTAGAACAGTTTGGTTCAATAGCGGACTTTCATATTACAAAGGACGAAATACTAAATAAAAAGACTGGTAGTAAAATAATATTCAGAGGAATAAAAACTTCAAGCGGTGACCAAACGGCAAACTTAAAATCTTTACAAGGGATAACAACCTGGGTTGTAGATGAAGCAGAAGAATTAGTGGACGAGCAAAAATTCGATACTATTGATTTGTCAGTAAGACAACAAGGCAAACCAAACAGAATTATATTAATACTAAACCCTACAACAAAAGAGCATTTTATATACAGACGTTTCTTTGAGGATAGAGGAGTGCAAGAGGGTAGCAATACAACTAAAGAAAATACTACATACATACATACTACGTATAAAGACAATATAAAAAACTTATCTAAAAGCTATATAGAACAAATAGAGCAAATGAAGATAAGACGACCAGAGAAATACAAACAACAAATGCTAGGTGCGTGGCTAAACAAAGCAGAGGGGGTTATATTTAATAATTGGAGTGTAGGAGAATTTAAGCATATAGGCACAAGTGTATGGGGTCAAGATTATGGTTTCGCAGCAGACCCTAGTACATTGGTTGAGGTTAATATCGACAGTTCTAACAAACGTATTTATTTGAAGGAATGTTTCTACTTGCAAAGACTAACAACGTCACAGATAGCACAGCTTAATTTAAAACACGCTAGAGAGGGTTTAATCATTGGAGATAGTGCAGAGCCTAGACTGCTAAGCGAAATAAAAGCAAAGGGTTGTAATGTACGTCCAAGCATAAAAGGACAAGGGAGCGTTACTTATGGCATCAGCTTATTACAGGACTATGACATTATAGTAAGTCCAGACAGCACTAATTTAATTAAAGAACTAAACAACTACCGCTGGTTAGAACGTAAGAGCAATACACCAATAGACAAATATAACCACTTAATAGATGCGGTGCGTTACGCAGTAGGCTTTCAACTACAAAACCCAAACAGAGGTAAATATACGGTGTCTTAACCTGTTGAATAAAAAAAATAAAAAAAAGTTAATTAAATGTTTGTTATTTCAAAAAAAGGCTTATCTTTGTAGGGAACAAAAACAATAACAATTATGAAAGCTAACGAAGTAAATAAAAACCTAATCGGAAAAAAAGTAAAGTGTGTTAATTTAGGCGAAGAAGTTGAGGGGGTTATATTTGATATATACGAAGATGAAGAATTTATAGGGGTTAGAATAAAGCACGAACCAATTCAATGGGGTAATGATGTTTTTAAAACTCTTTTATCAAATTCAAGAAAACCATCTCCAATGTTTCCTAATGGTTCAGAGGGTAATTTAAAATTTACAGAATTAATGTAAAATATAAATAAATCATCAATATAGCCCTTACAGAAATGTAGGGGTTTTTTTGTATCTTATAGTTACTAAAATAAATTAAAAAAGTTTATATATTAATATGAAAGTAAAATTAAGCATACCAACAACATTAAATGAAATCACTCTAGGACAGTACCAAGAGTTTGACAAATTAGATTTAACTAAGGAAGCAGAGGTTCAATCTAAGATGATTGAGATATTTTGTAAAGTGCCTATTGAGGTTGTCCGTTCAATGAAAGCTAAAGATATAGCGGACATTTGCACTATTATAAATAATATGTTTGACACAGAGCATCAGCTTATAAATAGGTTTCAAATGAATGGCAAAGATTACGGTTTTATACCAGACTTAGAAAATATGAGTTTTGGGGAGTACGTGGACTTAGATACATTTATGGGAGATAACGACAACCTACATAGAGCTATGAACGTTCTATATAGACCTATTGACTTAAAGCAAGGGCAAAGATACACGCTTAAAGAATACGACCCAGACACAAGTGATGAAGCTAAAAATTACCCTTTAGATGCGTGTTTCGGTGCAATGGTTTTTTTTTACAATTTAGGGAAAGACTTATCGACAGTTATTCTGAACTCTTCGAGCAAACAGAACGAGGAGAGCTTAGTTCGATTTCTGGCTTCACAACCAAATGGGGATGGTACAATTCAATCTATGCACTCGCTGACGGAGATATTACAAAGTTTGAAAATATCACTAAATTAAACGTACACGAATGTTTGACGTATT